AGCCTTATTAAGTTTTCTAAAAATGTTTTCACAAATAACAGTATCAAAACTGGCACCATGACTCCAAACACGTTTAGCTCCCCAACAAAATTTGTACAGTTGATTAAATGCTTCTCTAATATGAATTCGTCCTTCTGGACTAAATGCTTCTTCTTGTGCTTCTTTACTCTGCTGTGCCCACCACGCTATAGTGTCGTCATTTACTTCTAATCCTAGTTCATCACAACTGTCAAGGTCAACTCGAATATATAATTTTTCGCAAGTTGAATTATCTATGTCGTTGTTAAAAGGATCAAATTTTACTGCTCCAATAGTAAGCACTGCTGCGTTTGGAGAGGTGGCTAATGTTTCTAAATCTATCATTATATCAGATAGCATATACTCTTTCTAAATTGTTATTATAATATAGATACGAAATTAAAACAACTTTTTTGGCAATTGTTCTTTTTCTAACTTTTTTAAGAAGCGAGCTTTACCGGCTGCTTTTTTGCGCTTACGTGCTGTAGTTGGTTTTTCGTAATGTTCTTTTTTTTGGAGGGCCTTAAGTGCTCCGCCTTCTTCGACTTTATTCTTGAGTTTTCTAAGAGCTCGATTTACGTCCTCGCCGTCTCTTACTACCACTACTGTTCCTTTTCTACTCATTGTTTATCCTTATAGTACTCTGGTGCGTAATTTAATTTACAAAGATTACACCAACACAAAATTTTAATAACATACCAAGCTGGATCTATTTCAAACCATTTTCTGCTAAAATTAGGACTACTAGCATTTTGATGATGATTATTATGAAGTTCTTCTCCTAGAATAAAGATACCTATAGGAAAATTATTTTTACTTTGATCATCTGTATTATAATTTCTGTAACCAATTTGATGACCAACACCAGCAATAACTTTATTAATAAATTCTCTCCACACAAAGTGTCCTAACCAGACCCATGGTCCCCATACACCGCATATCAGTGTATCTATAACAAGCATAATATATAGTCCAGTATTGGGTAGAGATCTATAAACATTTCTTTCTATCCAATCATCCGGAGCACCTTGTCCGTACTTTACAAAAAAATTGTTATCTTTTTTTAATTTTTCTAAGATATCTGCTTCGTATCCGTGTACCATTAAATTCCAAAATCCTTTTTGTTTAGGACTATGTATATCATTTTCTTTATCGGAATTTTGATGATGCCATCGATGTACTGCTGCCCACACCCACGGATTCATTCCTAACAACAACCAAATCAATAATCTAAAAACATGTTCGACCGCAGGATGTAGAGTTAGTGATCGATGAGTTATGCCTCTGTGAAAGTAGATAGAAACACTAAGTGTTGCCAGTGTACAACAAACATACCACCACAAAAAAGAACTAAGCATTATTCCTCTGTTTTATCATCATCGTCTGTGTTATTTAACACTTCATTGATCCAATCAAAGTTATAAATTCTATTTCTGCTTATTAACTTGTATGGAGTAATTTCGTCAGTTGTGATATAGTGAGCATTTGGTTGTGTTAACAATAATGCTACAAATAATTTTGTAAGAGGATCACAATTGTCGATATCAATGACTACAAAATCTACAATTTGTGCTACTCCAAGTAACCAATCAACATCATTTTCAGAATCGTCATACACATAGACATTAACATCTTCTTCCAAATCAGTTAACATATTTTGAAATTGAACTTTGGTTTTTGTAGACGGTTTAACTAGCAAATAAGAAACATTTGAGTTATATAATTTGTCCGGTGGAGTAATTAGATTAATTTTTCCTAAAGTCATACTTATAATTAGCTTTTTCTTTCTTGAATCTTTTTCCAAATAGAGTCAGATCCTTGTTCGCTATTCTGAACGTAAACTACCTTTTCTTTTTGATCTGAAGATTCTGTTGTTTCATTATGTAGCTCTTTTTTTTTAGAATCTTCGACTTGTTCGTTAATTTGATTTAGTTGATCGTCAGTTAACGGACCGTCATCTGGTTCATAATCTGGTGTTAATGGATCAGATTCAATTTCTAGTCTTTCGATATCTTCTTCTTTTTCAGCATCGAACTGCTCAATAGTTTCCCAAGGAAGATTATCAATTAATCCTCTTTCATATAAGTTACGTTGACGCTTAATAGTATCATGAGGATTTAACAGCTTCCACTGACGCTTGGCATCTGTGTCCTCTGGTTCATCTTCGTCGATAACTCTCTGAGCCCATAGTTCTTCATTTTCTAATACAGGCATGCTGTCGATGATATCTTGTTCTAATTTAGCTTGGCCTTCTAATGGACGCTCCATGGGAAACGGATATGGTCTTTCTTTTGGTTCAAAGACTGTACGTTCCATTGGCCCATCTACATTAGGATCATCTTCATTAGCTTGTGATAGTTCAACTAAATCACTGGCCATTTCTTCTTCGGTATCTTCGTCTTTGGGAATTTCTGCTATTAAACGATTAGCTTCTTCGATGTCAGCTTGTTCATCTTCAATATCTTGTAATTTAGCAACTACTCTTAGGCGTTTAAAAAATGCCTCTGTTTCAGGATCAATATTGCCATACAAGTTATCAACAATGTCACATTCCTTGTTAGGACAGAACTCACCGATGCCTGGAGCATCCATGACCTTTGTACCACAGTTAGGACAGTGTGTTATTACTTCTTGGGGATCTCCGGTAGCCACCACAGGAATGGCTCCACTGTCATCTCCCACCACAGGTACATCATTATGTGCGGCACTAGCATTGTCATTTTCTTCTTCCTTTTGTTTCCTGAAGTACTGGAAACTATATTGGCTGGCCAATAACAGTACAACGGCAAGAGGATCAAAAATTATAACAATTAAAATTATAACCCAACGTACAGCACGTTCTAAAACATTTTGATCTGGATTGTCGCCATATAGTAAAGCTGCGATGTATTTAATCGGACCTACTTCTGCTTCTACTTTGCGCAGTTCGGCAGCAATGGGCGCACGTTCTTGATTAAGTGCCGCAATGGCTTTTTGACTTTTGGCTATGTCTGCTTGTAGACTAGCACGTTCTTTAGCTTGATTTTTACGAATCTGTACAGCACGTTCTGCGCCGCGCTCTGTGTCTGAACGCCCAAGCATTTGATCAACTTGTGCGTCCATTTGTGTTAATGCTTTTTTGGCCGCATCAATGTTGTCACGTTCAGTTTTGATCTTTTCGTCTAACAATGACACTTGGGCAGCAACATCACCTGTTGGTACTGCTTGATCCAAATGTGCCTTGGACAAGTAGCCAAAAATACCCATACTAGTAATTAACATTAGAATAGCTACGGCAATCAACAAGTACGATTTTATCAGCTTGGGAGCGATAAACCAATTTTGTTTTAGCCAAACAGTGGCAACTAATTTGCTTAGTTCTAATACTATTCCCATTACAGCAATAGGAATAGCTGCGGCGGCAAAAATACTAATCAATCCGGCGACTGAATAATAAACTGCTACAGCAGAAATGGAAAGCCCGCTTATTAAAGCGAGCCATGCTATGCTTTTATCGGCTAATGTTACTTTCATAAGATATATTTATTTGTGAAAATTCCAAGTTTTTGTAGTAACATTATAGCAGGCTGTGTCTTCAAAAGCACGTTCATCTGCGCCTAATCTTACCCAACTATGAATTCTTCTACAATAACCACCATTGGCAGGAGTAGTCATAACTATCCTTGCTTTACCTTGTGCGTCAGTTCGATCATTGAACCATTCTACTGCTTCACCATTTTCTAAATTATTTAGAGCATGATAAACCGCATGCCTGTGTAATTCACGATCCTGTGGTTTTAACTGAGTGCCAAAATATCTAGTTAGATTAATCGCTACATTAAAGGCACTATCGTTAGGCAACCACTTGTTGTTAATTGGACTTTCGAAACTTTGAGCAAAACTATTGGTACATACTAGGATGAGGAACAACTTCCCAAGTACCATCATATTTTTTACAGGCATATCCTCGTCTTTCTACAGGTCGATTATTCAAAGTAATAAAATATTTGTATTCACCACAATCTTGTGCTATACCACTTTGCGCATGAAATAGTCGTTCAACTTTGTTGTCGTTACATTTCATCACTTCTACGGTATTGCCATCTACTACTCGGCCTTTTTTATCTTTAATAGTAACACTTTCAGATTTAAGGTCGCAGTATTGATCAGGAATACTAGCACGTGGAGTATAGGTAGTACAGCCCGAAAGGACCATACTACCGATTAGTAAGTATCTAATCATTTGTTACGACTTTTAGTTTGATTTAAAAGTTCACCAGCAACTTCGTTAACATCTTTGCCGGCATGTTTACGTTCTGTACGTTCTACTCTAGAATCAAACTCTTTAGCCATATTCTCCACATCTTTCTTTGTAATCTTCATTAGTACAAAGGCACGATAGTGAGCAGTTTCTGGATTGAATACAATCATTTTCTTATCTACAGCATAGGTACGTAGTACACTTTCGGAAATAAGATTAACAAATACATCTTGACCTTGTTGAAATGCTTCTAGTTTCTCTGGACCACCTTCTTCATTGTAAATCATAGTAGTCCGGTTATTCATTTCACCAGTGATACGATCCAGTACTTTAGCTTTGGCTTTTAGTGTAGCCTTTTTCAATGCCATTTCCATGCTAGGACTGACATCTTCGGCTACAGCGTACAAGTAACCTTCTTTATCCCAAAACTTCCAACCGCCCTTACTTTCTGAGCCTACGTCGGAGTGTTCAAGATACCAGCTAGGAACTTCACGTTTAGTTACATTTTCTGTACGCAGAGGTTCCATACTAGTAGTAGAACATGCGGTAAGAACAGTTGTTAAAGAAATAACTACAAGAGCCTTTTTCATATTTGCCTTTCAAAGTGTGTGTATAAAATAAAACCTCTACAGTACCAATTATACTGTAGAGGCTACTCAATGTCAATAGTTTTGGTTATTTAAAGAATATAAGCATCATCAAAACGCTTTGAACAATAAAACCAAAACCAATAGTTGCCACATTAAGCATGTCTTTAACAATTACTGCCTTCAAGAACAGTAGTGATAACGCTCCCCAAGTAAGTAGAACCAAATCTACACTAGGAAGTCTATCTGTTAAACTCATACTGACTGCTATTAAACTAGGAATAGTAGCAGCATGAAGCATAATATTGGCTAACCATGCCATTGTTTCAGAACTAATAACGCCAATTCGTTTAGTAACAATAACTTTGGCGTGTTCGTACCATCTATTAAATGTTGACATTTCGATCCCTATAAAAAACATGATTACCAATTACGCCAATTCTTTCTTTGCCCCAATTGGGACTGACGTAAACAGCGTGGAAGTACATAGCATCTTTCATCGAACTTAATCTAAAGTTTTCTAAAAGAACCTTTTTAGCAACTTCATAACTTTCTTTGTAAAGTTCTGGATGCTTGATTTTTGGTCTGCCACCGTTTTCACAATACCAACTAAATTGGCATACTACCTTCTCCATAAAGATAGACTTTTGATAAACTACTTGACAGATATCGTTTGGGAATCTTGGATGCTTTGATCTATTCAAAGTAACCTGAGCTACAGCCACTTTTCCTTCAAACGACTCAGATCCGGATTCGAAATAAATGTTTCGAGCCAGACATTCTAGTTGACGCTCTCTGTCTTTAAGAGCTACTAGTTCTCGATTTTTGGCAGCAACTTTTTCTTGCGTGGCCAATTCGACTTTTTGATAGTAAGCTATACGATTTTTAGTAATAGCCTGTATTGCTGATCCTACTAAGAATACACCCAGCACGAGCATACCGATTCTTAGATATTTTTCCATAGTTAAATCCTCCTATTATATTAATGTGTATCACTACACACCAGCAATCCAAAAAATATTAAAAACTGCTGTGGTTTGAAAAAATTCAAAACGTTAAGTAGTTATCAAAGTGCGTAGAATCATTATCTACGCATTTTGCTAATGTCTATTGCTTCCTCATCACTAAAGATAGGAACAGCATTAGACTTGTGCATAGTACCAATTCCTTTAACTTTTGTGCCTGTATAAACCTTTTGTTCGGGTTTAGTACATGGTCCTCCAGTAAAAGGTAAGCTAGGAACTTTTGGAAGTTCTGAGCCTCTATAAACAGATTTTGGAGCGACATAAATCGAAGCAGACATGGCACGTTTGGCCTTTTTCTTTTCAGCCTCGATACCCCACTTCTTTTGTAAGTCTTTCCAGTTTTCTTCCAATTCTTTTGCCTTACGTGCTTCTTCGGAATTTCGAAATTTCTTTTTGCCTTTACGTTTGCCTGTAGTAGTTAGCCAAGGGCCTTCAAGATGCATAGTCAAAATGAACTCCTAAATAATCAAAAAATGTATTATACTAGAGATTTTGGTTTTTGTCTAGTCTTCTGCAAAATTTCGACATACTTTGTACAGCAGATTTTCGTGATCCAGATTTTGAAATTCTTCACCCAATTCATACAAATCATCTGAATAGTCTGGTTGATCGAACCCTAAAATTTCAAACAATTCTCTTTTGGTAAGCTTTTCGCCTCTCATATAGTTGACCCAAACTATGGTCATTGTGTAGCACATAAACAACTGTGCGTCATTGATAATACCGTGGTATTCGCACCACGTTTCGGTTTGTTGTAAGTAGTATTCAAAATCCTCTAGTCTGTGTTCAAGTTGAAATAACCAATTTTTGGTATCTTCTCTAGTCCACATATTAGATTCTGAATGATTCACCACATCCGCAACGGTCCTTTTCTTTGTTGTTAATAAAATCAAAACCTTCATTAAGGCCTTGACGACGCCAATCCATGATCATACCATCTATATATGGCAAATCTTTTGGATTTACAAAGATGTTAACACCGTTGCTTTCGTACTTAATTTGCTCTGTGTTTGGAGTGTCTATATATTCTAATTTATAAGCAAGGCCGGAGCACCCGGTGGTTCTTACACCTACCATGATGCCTAGGCCTTTGCCCCTACGTTCAATTTGTTGCTTGACTTTCTTGGCTGCTGTTTCTGTTATCGTAATCATGTTTAGATTTGTAATCTGCTAGTGCTGCTTTAATTGCGTCTTCTGCTAAAATACTACAGTGTATCTTAACAGGAGGTAAAGCTAGTTCTTCGGCGATGCTGGAGTTTTTGATTGTTCCTGCTTCGTCGAGAGTTTTTCCTTTGAGCCACTCTGTGACAAGGCTCGAACTCGCGATAGCCGATCCACAGCCATACGTTTTAAATTTTGCATCTGTAATAATACCTGTATCATTGTCAACCTTTATCTGTAGTTTCATAACATCACCACAGGCAGGAGCACCCACCATGCCAGTGCCAATTGTGTCGTCGATTTCAAATTTACCTACATTTCTAGGATTTTCATAATGATCAATTACTTTATTGCTGTATGCCATAATTTAACCTCTCTAAATATTTAGCGAGTTATTTGGCTTCTTTTCTAGCGTTCTTTACTGCTGTTACATCATTACGTGTTTCTTTACAGAATTTAGCAATGTCTTGTAAGCCTTTACGAACGCGAGTTCCGGCACTGCCTACGCCTTTGTCGTAAAACTTTTCAAAATCATTTTCCATTGATTCTACAAGTGCTACTAGTTCTTGATATTTACTCATCGTTTTCTCCTTCGGTTATGATGTTATAAATCTGTTTCCAATTTTTGACTACAGGATACGGACATTCATGTTCCATATTGTGTCCATGTTCTACTAAAATACTTTTAAGTCCAAGAGCATGTCCGACATCAGCATTTGCTGGTTTGTCTTCGATCCAGTATAATCCAGTGCGTTCATAATAACTTAGTGCGTCGTCTTTGTCTGCGCCAGTATCTAGAAATACAAATCTTTCAAATGCTGTAGAACCAAATATTTTTTTAATATTCATTTCCCTAAGTTTTTGAGCATTTGTATCATTACTCAGACTAGTTATACAATGAAACTTAAATCCGTGTTCTTCATGTAAACGTTTTACATAATATGTAGCATCTCTTAGACTAGGAAGAAAGCCAATTGCTGCACTTTCATTGAATATTCTAATCAATTTTTTAGCTTCGTATTGATCTAAATCTTCGTACTGGTCGTGTAAGTAATAACTATGTTTTCCATTTGGTTTGGTAATGTAACCACGTTCGGACATCCAGACATGAAATGCCCATTCCCAATCGAGGATAACTCCATCTGCGTCTGTAAGTATAATTTTTTCCATGCTTATATTGTAGCACTCTTAAAGAATAAGTCAACCACCAGCAAATACGTTTGGGGATCCGGCAGCGACTGATGTACAACCTGAAAGTCCGTCACCAACTCGACCACAGCCTTTATTGTTTACTTTGACTGTACCACTGCCGGCTGCTATTGGCGCACTATGCGCCGGACAAGGACTTCCTGGCAATTTGTGAACTGTATTAACATCACCTTGTCTACTAATAGGTTTGTTATTAGCAAAAACATTAGGCGATCCTGCTGCTCTGGCCATCCCTGAACAATGTGCTACGTCCGCATCGCCAATTCTAGTCACTGCTGGCATACTAAACTCCTTTTTCCTTATTCTTATAATCGTTATAATTATAATCTTTCATAAAAGCAAGAATAACTTCTAACGGATTAAGTACTTCCTGTGTAACTGTTACACTACCTCCGCTGTAATTGATAGCGTAAGTTCTTATAACTGATTGTCTTTGATCCTGTGCTAAACCAAATAAATTTTGCTTATCAGGAACTGCTCCTATACCTTCCACACTTGTAGGTGTAGCTGTTTTATCACTTGTATCTGTAGGAGTAAATGTAAAAACATCTTTAAATAAATTTTGATGCTTACCACTAATAGTAACAATAGTTCCCGATGCCGTAACAGTTATTGGTTCACTTGGATCTCCAACTAAGGCACCGCTTACATCGGTAATAATTTCCATAAGGTCAGGAACCAATGTAACAGTTACTGAAAAATTTGTATTATGATTAATAGCAGGTAAAATAGATGGACTAGCTGTTGCCATATTTTTTATTTTCCTTGGCAATTAATTCTTGTAACCTATGGTGCCACTTGTCTATTTCTTCGTGCTGTTCGTGTGTATGAGGGCCATCTGGTATTTCTGGAACAAATTCTATCACATGATCAAAATCTTCAGGGATATCTTCAAACCGTTCAAAGATTTGAAGTTCCCCGTTGATCATTAAAACAAACTTGTGTGTCATCTCATAAAGTCTGATGTACTTACTGGTTGAATTCCAGTTACTTGAAATGTATATTGCTTGCCTATATCTTCGTCCGAGTGTACCATTATGGTGATAGCTTGTTTATTAATTTTTAATTTATTATCAGGATTAACCGTCATTAATAAAGGAACCATACCTACACCTTTCTGACTCATAGCCAAAGTCAGCGGTTTATCTAATGTAACTGCTTGACTGTCTTCGCTAATAAATTTGCCTATTACTTCTTCACCTGAGATCAATTTTAGTGTGACGATATCGTTTTCACTATAACTTAGTTTTTCTAATAACATATTAACCTTTCAAATATTGTTTAAGTTCTGTAAATCCACCAATTAATTTTTCATCTAAAAAAATCTGTGGTACTGTTCTTGCTGTGGGCACTGCTTCTAATAAATCTTCTTTAGTGTATCCATCTCCAATTTTACGCTCTTCGACCTCAATACCTTTATGTGCTAATAAAGCTTTGGCCTGGTCACAAAATGGACAATTGTACTTACTCCATACTACTGCTTTCATAATGTTGGCAACTCCTCATAATCAATAGCGTCACTCATTACGCCTATAACATAATTAGTCGACTCATTCTCTTGTAAGGCAGTTTGTTTCTTACTAGTATCGCTGTGTTTGTTAAACCAAGGAATTGGTGTAGTCTTTGGAGCAGCGTGTTGATATTTGATTCCGATTTCCTTCAATGCGCCTACTGCTGTGTAGTCTACAAAATCTTTTAAGATATTAGCATTCAAACCAATAACAGGACCTTTCTTAAAAAGATAGTCGGCCCATGCTTTTTCTTCACGAATAACATCTTCATACATAGTGTATACTTCGATTTCACATTCGATTTTAGCACGAGCGAATCTTTCATCTTCTTTGACCACGTTGTTAATTAGCATGGCTGTCCATTCTTTATGGAGCAATTCATCTTGTAGAATCAAACTGATAATGTTGCCATTACCAATAAAGATTTTATTCTCTACCATGGCTAAACTTGTAGCAAAACTAACCATAAAGCGGAATGCCTCTAAAGCATAACTGGCATTGAGTGCTAACCAGATTGCTTTGACATGTTCGATGTCAGTTACATTAGCTTCATTTAATTCTTTACGACAGTTTAGTCTATGTAATAAATCATAATACTTGCCTACACTACTGGCCATGTCAATAATTTCTTGTGTGTCATGAATAGTGTTAAACACTTCCTTAGGCACATTATAGATGTTGCGGATAATGTGACTGTAACTACGACTGTGAATATTAGTTTCAAAGAAACTCCAGTTGTACATAAGTGCTTCTAGTTCAGGCAAACTTACACAAGGAGTAAACACTTGTGCCGGGCCACGGCCTTGTAAACTGTCTAAGGCAGTTTGACGTAATAAATTACTAGTAAAGATATGTTTAACCGCATCGCTGGCTTCTTTAAAATCTCCGGCATCTTTAGTTAGACTAATTTCTTCTGGTACCCAAAAGAAACCACGTGCTGTTTGTTCTATTTTTTGTATCTTAGGATACTTGACTTCTTCGAATCGTTGAATTGTAACTGGACCTTCTGGGTCCAAAAACATTTTACGACTTAGGTAGTCTGTCTTTGTGTTTAAATTATACTGTGCTTTGCTCATTTATATGGTTCCAATTAATTATTTTCCACTGATTCTCTAAATATTTCTTTTTGTCTGATTGATAGTCTAATGCCCAGGCATGTTCCCACCAGTCTATCTATAGTACTATGTCTTTTTTTACTTCGTGATTTGTTATTGTTTTTATTTTACCACTTTTACTAAGATATACCCAACCGCTGCCTTGTATACCCATAGCCGTTTTTTCAAATTCTTCTTTAAACTTATCAAAGGATTTATAGTGTTTGTTTATAAATTCTTCTATAGCACCTTCTGGTTTATTTTTACTATTAGGACTTTGATACTGTTGAAACAATATATTGTGTAGGAAAACACCTGCTTCATTAAACACAGGATCGCCCTCACCTTTATTATATCGTTCGGCATAAGTCTTAGCTAACTTTTCGTAATGATAGTTAAGTGTGTTTTCACTTATGCTAGGACTAAGTTCATCCTTTTTATAAGGCAAAGGTTTAATACTTAATTTTTCATTGCGACCTTCAGCAATGAATCCTTTTATAAATTCATAACTCATAACTTGCAGGATTCACAATCAGCATCGTCTAACAGATCTAGATCCATTTCATGGAAACCATTCATCTTAGGTTCACCAAGATCGTCTTGTGATTTAGAACCTGTTTTATTAATCAAACTATAGTAAAACGTTTTAATACCCCAATAATGAGCTTGCATTAAATTCTTAGCAATTAGTGTAGTAGGTACTTTGCGGTCTGCCCAGTGCGCAGGATTGTAAAAAGTATTTGTACTGATACTTTGATCCACATAGGCTGCTAGAACTGCGGCTGTTTTTAGATAACCAACACAGTCTGTTTGATCCCACATTAGCTGATATTTGTTTTTCAATCTGTGATACTCAGGAACTACCTGTGTAAATGATCCTGCTTTACTTTCCTTAACACTGATTAAGCTCATGGGCATCTCAATTCCGTTGGTGCTGTTTATAACAACACTTGAGCTCTCGACGGGCGCAATAGCCATTAGTGTAGCGTTGCGTACACCGTGCTGTTTCATCTCAGCACGTAGAGGTTCCCAATCAAGTTCAGGAGTAAAGTTAGCTAGATCATTTACACCTTGGGCACGTAATTCCCAAGGAAAAATTCCTTGTCCGTATCTTGTCTTATCACTGTGCACACACTTACCTCTTTCCTTGGCCAATTCTACAGTAGCTTCGGTTAGGTAGTAAGCTTGATGCTCGATCCAGGATTTAACCTCTGCCAACGCATCGGTTTCTCCGTACTTAAGACTTCGTTTAGCATGCCAATAAGCAAGATTAGTAACACCAATACCCAGAGGTTGAATTTCGTCATTACTCAGTTTACTTTGAATTGATAAGAAATCTTGATAGTCCAGTATGTTACATAGACTGCGTTGTAAAATGCGACAAGCACGTCGCATATCTTCTGGGTTACGAAACGCTCCCCAGTTGATGCTTCCCAAGGTACATAAGGCAATACGTCCTTCGTCATCGTCTAATCTCTTAAATGGTTTAGTAGGTAATAGAATCTCGCAGCATAGATTACTTTGATAGATAGTATGATATTCAGGATCGAATGGACCTTGATTCATCACATTGTCAACAAACACTAGATAGATACGTCCTGTATCTGTACGCTCTTTTAAAATTCCACTCTTAAAAACTTCTTCTGCTGATATAGTTTTCTTGCGCAGGCCAGGTACTTTCTCGTACTTGGTGTATAAATCTTCAAACCGTTTCGTGTCTCTGTAGAAAGCTTCATAAAGGTCTGGTACTTCATTGGGATCAAAGAAAGTAATGGATCCTTTATCTTTAAATCTGCGCCAGAAGAAAGCAGACAGTACCACTCCGTAGTCCATGTGTCTAACTCTAGTTTCTTCTGTGCCTTGATTATTTTTAAGAACGATAAGATCATCAAACTGATGATGCCAAATAGGATAAAAAACTGTAGCACTAGCATTACGTATACCACCTTGACTGCAACTCCTTAAATCTGCGAACCACTTCTTTAAAAAAGGCAGCATGCCAGTGTGCATAATTTCGCCACCGCGAATTGGGGAGCCCAATGGGCGTAGTCGACCGATTTCCAATCCGATCCCCGCACGTTTACTGGCATACTTGGCCATCAT